AAAAGTTGTGCGATTTGTCAGAAGACGAAGTTGTTGGTATAATATCTAATATACAACTAGCGTCTAACATAGACGAATTTTACGATGGAGAATATGTTGCTCGTATCCACTTTCAATACTCAGATAAATCATGGGCGGGAGGTGGCGATGCTCCCTTCTAAACAAATAATAGAACAAATATCAGATGCTGTAGATAAAAGCATCATTGATTACAACAATAAAAAAGGTAAACGAACTTATTTAGGTGGTTCTTCTCTTGGCGAATCATGTTCCAGAAAAATACAATATAGATACATGGGATATGATGCTGATGAAGGTCGTGATTTTAGTGCAAATACCTTGAGAATCTTTCAATTTGGACATGAAATAGAAGATTCTGTTGCACAATGGTTAAAAAATGCTAACTTTGATTTGCGTACAGAAGACAAAAAAGGCGAACAATTTGGTTTTTCTATCGCAAATGGGGAGATTAAAGGTCATATAGATGGTGTAATATGTGGAGGCTCTGTAGACATGGGGTATCCATGTTTGTGGGAGAATAAGTCAGCCAATGATAAAAAGTTTAGAGAATTTACGATGAAGGGAGTAGTTAGAACTAATCCAGTTTATGCGGCTCAGATAGCTTTGTACCAGGCATACATGAACTTAACAGAGCATCCCTGTCTATTTACCGTATTAAATAAAAACACAAGTGAGATATATTATGAACTTGTTCCTTTTGATAAAGTTTTGGCGCAAGAGATTAGTGATAAGGCAGTGAATATTTTGGAAGCAACAAAAGCAAATGAAATTTTACCTAGAGTAGCATTCTCAAGAGACTTCTTTGATTGCAAATGGTGTGAGTTTCAAGATACATGTTGGAGTTAAAATAGGCGACATGGAAGGTAGAGAAACAAACAAATGTCGCCTATTACTTCAGCCAACGAAGTAAGGATATAATAATGAGTATAATAAGGCTTGGCAATAAAAATCGTGAACTGAACTCACATGAATTAGTAGAATTAATTAGCCAAAAAGTACCACCAGAGGTACAAATAAGTGAGCTTAGAAACACATATCCAAACGGTGTAATTCGTGGCGATCAATTCTCTATCGGATCATTATCAGGAGAAGCTGGGCAATCATTAAAGATAGATATAAATCCTAGATCACCATATTTTATGAAGGGTCAGGACTTTAACGGTGCTTCAGGTATCGGAGGTATTGTAAAGATATTAATGGAAGGTAGAGGTATGCGCCTTCCTGAAATTAAAGAATTGTTCGGAAATTATCTGGACGATTCGCCAAGTTTTGTCAGAGATCAAGAAGCTCCTCCACCAATTATCAATCCATCTTTGCGCCAGCAGATAACTGTTAATACACCATATGATACCGAACATTTGTATTTAAATTCTGATGGTGAAGTATTGTGCATGGTCAGAAGATACAATATGAGAGATGGTGCTGGTAATCCTGTGATGGACGATCACGGCAAGCCCAAGAAAGAGTTTCGTCAGTTTACTGGTACTAATCCATATCCTAAAATGCCTGATGTCAGACCGTTATATAATATACCGAACATTTCTGCTTCAGATAAGGTTATATGGGTAGAGGGCGAGAAGTGTGCCGATGCTCTTAATGAACTAGGTTTTACAGCTACATGCACTATGGGTGGAGCGGGTATGTTATCTCGTAAGTCAGCCAGTCAGTTTGACTTTTCACCGTTGCATGGCAAGGAATTAACGATATGGCCCGACAACGATACGGCAGGTAAAAAAGTTGCTGAATTAGTGCAAGATTTAGCTATGAATGCGGGTGCTAGATCAGTAACAATGTTGACTCCACCAGCGGGTAAACCTGAAAGATGGGATGCAGCGGATGCTATTGCAGAGAGCTTTGACATTGGTAACTTTCTCAACACAACATTAAAGCATATAAAGAAAACAATTAACTTACTGGATGAAAGTCTGTTGATTAAGAGGTTTCAGGGTGAAGCTCCTGAACAAAAGTTTTTAATCGGAGATACATTGCCATTAGGTGTACCAATTATATTTTCAGCGGCTGGTGATGCGGGTAAAGGTATGATGACATTGGATTTGGCAATGAAAGTATCAAGCGGTCAGCCTATGACAAGTGCCTTTGGAGATAATATTACAGAGTTTGGCAATACAATTATATTCACAGCAGAAGATGATGAAGCAGAAATGCACAGGAGGATTGAGCGTTTAGATCCGAACAATTCTCGTTTTGACTATGAACATGAGATTAGAATTGTATCTCTTCCTAATGTTGGTGGTGTGTTTCCAATACTTCAGGAGACTAGTGATGGATACAAGACTAGCGTTGAGTTTGAGAAGATATATGAACAAATTATACAAATGAATAACTTGAAGTTAATCGTATTTGATCCGTTAGCATCATTCGTTCATGCAGATGTAAACTCTGATCCAGCAGCAGGAGCGGCTTTAACGGGATTATTGGCACAAGTTGCTACAGAAACTGGAGCTTCGGTGATGATGTGTCACCACATGACAAAGATTAAAGATGATGTAGCAGTTGCATCTCCTGAACAAGCAAGAAATATGATTAGAGGTACGTCAGCACTAGTTGATGGTGTTCGTTGTGCTTTTGCATTATGGCAAGTAGATGAAGCTACTGGTCGTAGACGTTGCCAGGATTTAGGTATCGAGTATCAAAGAAACAGATGTTTTGATGGTGCAGTTGTTAAATCAAATGGACCTGCAAGGCGTGATATAAGGCATTTTGTTCGAGATATGTACTCTGGACTACTAGAGGATAGATCGGAAGACATATCAAGACTTCATTCTGGGAGTAATCGGGAGATAAAGAAAGATGCTTTATTTGCTTGGATTGCAACATGTGAGCGGGAAGGCAGAGCTTTAACACAGCAATCGGGAGCTGATGCCATATTGCAACGTATGAGCGCTGATCCTGATGCACCAAGAACTTTAGATAACTGCACACAGAGGATGGTTGATGGAATTGTTCGGGAATTGATAGCAGAAGGTAGGATCGGAAAGTATTCATTCAGTCGGTCAGGTGGTCGAAAATGGCTCGGAACTACAGATGGAGACATGAGTAGAGGAGAATATGAGGCAACAACAGCAACGGATAACGCATGATGCAGTTTGATTTGTTTAACCATGTAAACCTGTGGAACAGTCGTACAGGCTATAAAATGGCTAACAGGTCAGTTGGATACAGGGGTAAAAAGTTTGATGAGGTTTGTTTTCAATACCAATTACGAAAAAGTCTAGATGACAATAGACCAAGATCAAATATAAAAAACGCTGTAATGCACGAAATACCATTTAAAATGGCTCAAAATTTTATACTAAAATATGAGTGGTTGGGAACTATGGGAACTACAAAATTTAGCTTGGGTATGTTCTGTAATGATGATTTAGTTGGTGTTATGTGTTTTGGTTTGACTGCTGGAACAGGAGCTTTGTCAGAATTGTTCGGAGATCACAACAAACATTTAGGTATTGTATTAGTCAGAGGAGCTTGCGCTAGTCACGCTCATCCACATTCAGGCAGTTGGATGATTGGTCAGGCTAAAAAATATTTAATTAAGAAAGGTTATAACTTTGTTATTGCTTATTCTGATCCTGAAGCGGGAGAGATCGGAACATTATATCAGGCTACGAACTGGCAGTTTTATGGATTTACATCTCCAGTTAATTATCTAATTAGACCAGATGGTAAGCGTGTTGATCCAAAGCTGATACACAAATACGCCAATAAACTGGGCGTTACAAGCCAAGAACAGAAACAAAATTTTATTAATAAAGGATATTTATTTGAAAAAGGTAGCAGAAAGTTAAAATATTTTCTAACATTTGGAGATAAGAAAAAGCTGAAGGATTTATTGAAATGCCAAATTGTTCGGACTTATCCATACCTTAAAAGAAATATTCCTATGGATAATTTATATAAAAAATGGAAGGAGAACTTATAATGTTAACAGCAGATGGATTTGATAAAGCGTTTATCGGAACAGCTACAAGATGTGGACAGCCAACACTGGCTGTTTACAGCGTAGATAAATGTATTAAGATATTAATGAAAAGAGATGGTATGACAGAAGAAGAAGCGTTGGAATATTTTTATTACAATGTTGTCGGTGGTTGGCATGGAGAAACTACTCCTTTGTTTGTTGAGTCTGTATCATTTACTGAAGCGTGTGAATCATATTGGGAGGAAGAAAATGAGCGAGCAGAGTCGGAGAAG